TGATGAGCACATTGTTTGGATGGCGTTGGACGATAGAGGGCAGAAGTATATTATCGCTGAGTTGATTTTCAAAGGAACAGCCGCGCAGCTCGCCGCGGAGATAAAGAAAGTCGAAGGCGGGATGAGAATTGAGAAAGGTTATCGCTTAATCGACCCGAGCGCGTTCAATGACGACGACAGGGAAGAAGGCCAAAGTTTCGGACTGAAACTTGTAAACGCTGGATTCGATTTTAAAGAAGGTAGTAAAGACCTAGCGAATGGCATCAAACGCATGCAAGAAGGGTTTGACTATGAGATGAAAGGCAATGAATTCGTACGCAAACCAGAGGTGTTTATCTTCGATACATGCCCGGTAACAATTAAGCAAATCGAGGGCTATGTTTGGGTCAGAAATACCGGCCGGACAGCAGATACTAGGCAGGACAGAGGGATTCCGATAGACAAAAACGACCACCAACCGGAGAACGTGAGAAGATTACTGATGGGTGATTTTAAGTTTAGGGATGAATTTATCCGAGAAAGGAGGCTAGCTGAGGTGAAGCAGAAACGTCAGAATGAAAAGAAAGACTATGGATTATAATCTTATCCACAATTCCCGGCTGTTCAATATGCTACAATAAAAGAAATGGCAGACCACGAAGAAAAACAAGGTAGCTTGGCGGGATTGATTCAAACTGAAATCCGTAATTATTTATCCTGGGTAGTTCAGATTGGGGAACAAGTTGATTATTCACAATCCAAACTAACCAGAAGGATTGAGTTATTTGAAACCCACACCTATCCTACCGGTAAATTCGACTCCCAAGAAAACTACAAATTCTGGTTCGACATCATCAGCCCACGCATAGATGCCGAAGTCAAGAATGTAGATTTTGATACTAAAAACGTAGAGGCATTCTCTCCCAGGTTGAAAGACGAGCTGCCGATAATTGTTATCAACCTTAAAGTCGGAGAGTATCTGCGCGACACGGGACAAGCAGAAGAGATAAACGATGCGCTTGAAGAAGGCTCCGGATGGGGGAATGTTGTTTGGAAGAAAGTTAAAAAAGCTTACGAGCGAGTAGATTTAAGAAACTTTTACATTATCAACCAGGCTGCCAAAACTTTGGATGAGACAGCTACGATTGAAAGGCATGAATTTCAGCAACCTGATCTCCGCGCAAAAGCTGGGGTATGGAATCACATTGATGAGATTATTAATGATTCCGAAGTTAAAACCCAATCAAGCCAAGTAGATGTGCAATCCACACCAACCGAGACTCCTTACTACGAAATCTTCGAACGCAACGGAGATGTCAACCTAAAAGACCTTAAAGAACATCTAAAGAAAGAGCCAGCGCCAGGGGACGAAAACAAGTATGTTTTTGCAAAGATAATTGCTTTTGGCAAATCAGAAAGTGGCAGTCTCAAGATTAAGAAAATTCTTTTCGCGAGCGACCAGAGAGGCAAGATGTCCGACATCTTTAAGGAATACCACCGGGGCCGCTATAAGGGAAAATGGTTCAGGGAGGGACAGTACGAACTCCTATTCGATCTGCAAGTCCGAGCCAACCAAATCGGAAACCAAATCGCAAGAGGATTGGAATGGGCCTCTAAAGTTATTTTCGCATCAGACGACACCCTGATTGTCCAGAACATCCTTACCGAGTTGGACAACGGCGACCTGATTGAAACAAAAGGCATTAAACAGATTGAGGTGAGATTGCAAGGCTTCGACCAGCTTGTAGCAGACTGGAACCGTATCATTCAACTTGCTAATGACATTGTAAATTCCAGGGAGATTATATCCGGAGAGAATCCGCCATCCGGCCAACCGTTCAGACTAGCTGCGCTTTTAAACCAAAACGCCAACAAGCTGTTTACTTTCATCAGGGAGAAGTTCGCCATTCCTCTATCGCAGATATTTGAAGAATGGATTTTGCCAGGCCTTATAAAGAAACTCAAAGCAGAAGAAATACTGCGTCTTACCGGAGACTCGGATATGTTGGATCGCTTTATGCAGGTGATTGTGGGGAATTGGTATCGCAGGAATCTTTTAAAAATTGGTCCTCATTCCAAAGAAGCCGCACAAGCTCTTCAAGAAGCTAAACTGGAAGAACTAAAAAAGCGTCCACAATTATTGCTCGCTAACACAAAGAAATTATGGGAAGATGTCAAGCCTCATGTGATTATAGACATCACAGGAGAGGGATTAAGATTGCCGGAGGATTTGGAAAGTCTAAAATCGTTTATTCAGCTTGAAGTTGATCCGGTTCGCAGGAGTGCTATGATTGAATTGGCTATGCGTAAAAAAGGAATTGACGTAGGAGCTCTTCCCAAGAGTCCGCCACAACCACTTCCAACAGAAAGGCCGACACCCGCAGTTGCTACAGTAGGAGCAGAGGCGGAACAATAAAAATAATTTGACAAAACTATGCCACCAGGACGAGGTTATAAAAAATCAGGCAGGCCATCAAAAGCCGCCAAAAGGTCAGGACGAGGACGTAAGAAAAAGAAATAATTTCTTGATGGGGGAGTTAACCGCAGAACGGCACACAAAAATATCAAATAAAAACCTTTACTAGTTTAACTAGAGGGCAATGGGGAGGTGGATACCAAAGTGTGTCGGAGTGCCCCAACGTTGGCACTTCCCCATCAGCAAATCTATGAAAAAAAATAAAAACAAAAAAATAAAGCCGAACAGCGAGTACAAGAAAAATCATCCGCTGGGCCATCTTACGCACAAGATGAAGCCCGTTCATGTATTCCACAACCAACAAATAGATCGTTGGGTTGTTTTAATGGACTGCGCCAACTGCAAAAAAATGCACGTATTTTACCCATTTAAATAATGGTCCCGGTCTTAGATGAATTAGATGAAAGAAAACTTTCGTGGAACGCAAAGCATTGGCTAGGTATGTTCCGCAGTCTTACAGACCCCGATGCTATCAGGGCGAACATTAGAAAGGCATTAATGAAAAAGCGCAGAGAGCAAAAACGCGCTGACACAGGGATTTTGTAACACAAAATGACAAGAGAAGAAGTGTTAGTAAAATTGAAAGAGGTCGCCAAGTCAAAAGGAAAAACTCTAAAGGAATTAACCCTTGGGGATATTCCAGACTGGACAGTTGGGGACTTGAAGAAAGTAAAGTTTAAAGATTTCAAACATGGGTAATCGTTGGGAAGAAAACAAGGAACTTAAACAAAAGCAGAAAGAATTGAAAGGGTTATTGGAAGTTATCAAACTCCATTGTACTCACCCAATTACTTCGGAACAAAAACAAGCGACTACCAACTGGGAAGAGCGTATGGAATTCCGGTTAAATTCCTTAATTTTGGAAAGTAAGTTGAAAGAATTGGATATTCGGATTGGTGTGTATAAAGAAGTCGTAAAAGAAGTCAAGAAACATTTATGAATTTCATCAAAAGATTATTAGGCATCCCCCGCAACTTTACCAAGGATGAATTGGAGGAATTACATAATTTCTACCGGCTTGTCAACGGCGAGAAATTCAAGCTCATGGTAATGAAAGCTGATATGACGATAATGCCAAAGCGGAGAAAGGAGCACACGACTATATTGGAAGAGCAGGCAGGAATAGTTAAATTACTGGAGAATAAGTATAGCGATCACACCAGGAGTATGCTGGGTAGATTGGGTTATCCCGCGGGAGTTGCCTTGTCTTTTACCCTTAAAAGCGGGAAGGTCAGAATGGAAAAGATTTTGATACCAAGATCGGCGTCAAAATCAGCACCAGCCAAGTTATCCCCAGTTCAGACCGCGGAACAGAAAAAATAGTGTATAATAAACATGAACCCACAAGCATTATCAAAATTACAAAAAGTTCCAGAGTTCAGGGATCTTGTTCTCTTTATCGACTCTAAAATCAGCGAGGTCGGGAGCGTGAAGGGGATTGAGGGAGGAACCGATGAAGTAGCGTTGGAGGCCAGAGCAAGAGCGCTCGCCCTAAAAAAACTGGAAGAGATATTCAAAACAATCCTTGTGGAGATACGAGATAAAGTAAAAATTCCAAGAAACAAAGATTTTGATGTTGATGTAAAATAAAGGTCTAAACCAAAATAATAAAATAAATACGATGGCTAAAACATTAGCAGAGAAAGAAGAGGCCAAGGCTGAAAAGTTAAAGTCTAAGGAAGCCTTGAAAGCAGATAAAGCTTTAGCTAAGGAGGAGGAGGAAGAGGCAGAACCAAATCTCGAAAAAGCCCCAGACGCGAAAGTAGATAAGTCTCGCGTTCAGGTATATAACAAGTCCGGAAATTATGTAAGGACGTATACCGAGGAGTTACACGGCAAGAAGGCACTTGGTTACGCAGAGGAGTATGCGAAGAAAATCGGTGGAAGTGTTCGGTTCCCGATTTTGTTGAAATAGCCCTTTGACAATTTAATATAAAACTTCACGACTTGGTGGCACCACTTTTGCCGCCGGGACTACCATTAGGTAATCGTGAAGTTCCTTAATGGATAAATAGTTTCCGGCGGTGGAAGCGGTGTCATCAAGACACCGTTTTTTAATACTTCACAAAAATAATTAAGGGCAATGCCCAAAAAAATAATCCAATGGATGAAAATACAAAACCAGTTCTTCCTACAGAGGAAGAGCTAGCTGCTGAAAAATCAGCATTAGAGGAGGTGAAAGAAGACGAAGTCCGTAAAGAAGTCATCTCAAAATTCGGCTTCGATGAGGAAGACGATGCGGACAAGATAAAGATAGCGGTGGAGGGAGAGATAAAATCCCGCAAAACTCTCTCAAAAGCTATCGGCCAGAAAGTAAAATTTCGGGAAGATCTGGCAAAGAAAGAAGTGAAACCCGACCCTCCGACTCCTGAACCGGCGAAACCGCCTGAAAAGGAGGACCTTGGTAAGAAAATTGGTGAAGGTGTTAATGCAGCACTTGAACAACGGGACCTTGATAGTCTGGAATACCCAGAAGAACTCAAGGAGAAAATTAAACAAGTTGCTGCGGTTGAAAACATCTCCATCAAGAAGGCCATCTCTGCTCCGTACATTCAATCTTTGATTGAAGAACACGACAAGCAGAAGAAGGTTGATGAAGCCGCTGCAGGCAGAACGAATACCGCAAGCGGTGGTAAGAAGGGACCGGCTACTATGGAAAATCCTCCTGACGTAGATATGACTACGAAGGAAGGCCGGGAAGCATACGAGTCTTGGAAGACAGATCTTAAAAACCAAGGCGTCTAACCTCTCTTACAGCCACTTACGCAACTTGCAGATTATAATTAAGTTTTTTCTAGATTAAAGTGGCAAATTCTTTACTTACTCTAAACCCTGAATTTTGGGCGAAAGAGGCACAGAAATCGCTGTTTGTAAACAACAGCGCAATGCTAGTTGCTAACACCACGCTTAGGAATTTAGTGGCAGGAGAAGGTGATACAGTCCGTAGAGTCATTATGTCCCATGCAGCGCAGGGGACCTACACGCCGGGAAGCGATCTTTCATTTACGACTTTGTCGTCAAGTGAACCAGCTCTTTCTATCGCGACATGGTTTTTCTCCGCTGTGAGGGTTGATGACACGGAAAAGAAACAGTCCATCATTTCTATCGGCGAGATCGCCGCACAGCGAATGATGGCTAACCACAATAACCGGATTGAGCAGGCAGTATTGTACGAAGTTTTTAATGCGACATTCTCGCTAGACGATGGAAATGTCGGTGGAACTTCTGGTAACAATATCGTGCTCAATACATCTAACGTCCCACAGGTCTTTACTTCTGCGGATACACAGTTGGATGCGGTTGACGCTCCGAGAGAAAGCAGGATCGCTGTCGTAGGCGGACACTTCTTGGCGCAGCTTCGGCTGCAACAGGCAGGACGCACTACGAGATTCGGTGATCGTGTGAACGCTCGCGGCGAAGTGGGGGAACTCTTTGGCTGGAAGATTATTTACAACAATAACCTTCCGTATCACGCAGTCCTTGATATGACGACTATCCCGACAGATACCGACACGGTAACTATCGCGGGTGTTGTCTTCACGGCTGACGCTTCCGGCGCCGCAGTTGGCGCAGGTGCTTTCTCAATCGGAGACCAAGCGGCTGATGCGATCACTTATCTTGTTAATGCAATCAATGATAGTGGCACGCAAGGTGCGGCCAACTTCATCGACATTGGCTCTGAGGATCGTTTCTTGCTTCGTGATAAGCGTAGGATTGTAGCGACAAACCAGGTTACGTCAATCGCTATTGATGGATTTGGGGATGTTGTTGTTTCTGAGACGCTTACTCCGGCTGCTTCTGTGTGGAGCGAACAGCGACAGAACGCTTTGTTCTGCACTGCTGGTTCGGTTCACCAGATTGTCCAGATTCCGCCTAAACTCGAAGTCGCCAGGGATCAAGACCAGTTTGCGGACATCGTGAAATCTCTCCTCGGTTACGGGGTGCAGTCTTTCGACGATGGTCGTCGCCAAATGGTTGACGTCCAACTAGACGCCAGCACTTCCGACTGGAGCTAGAATTACCAACCAACTAACCATGAGCTACAAACAAATACTTTCTTTAGTGCTTGTTGGGGCAGTCGCATTTGCGGTTGGCTTCTCATTGGCTTTCAGGCTGGTTGGTGATTCCAGTCGAGGAGCCATAGGGCCAGGACCTACTCACTATCAAAAGGAGAACTTTATTCAAGGTTTTTCCGGAGGTAGGACAGGACAATTGGATGTTTCGAACACTGGTGTGTTGCAGCTTGCTAGCGCCTTAAACGCTTCAGGCACGGTAATAGTTCAAGGAGCTATTACTCTTCGTAGTTCACTAACTGCAGATGGCACTTCTGTTACGTCGTCTTTCTCCCATAACTTTGGGGGAACTACGAGCACCATTGGTTTGGTACTTCGTTCAGCTGACGGCACTTGTGCAGTCCTCGGTATAGACAACGGAGGTCAAATTACAACTTCAACTGCAAGTTGTCCATAGGTTCTTTCTCCTAGCTTCTCAAACTTGAGACTTGGGAGGCTAGATAGAGAGAATAAATACAAGGTCGAGCATAAAAAATAAAAATAAATGGCTAAAAACTTTCTTTTATACAGCGCGTTAGCGGTAGTAGCGTTGCTTTTACTATTTCCTTTCTCTCAAAGAGAAGGGGCCGTTGGCGGATATATCGCCCCGTCGGGTGATATTACGAGTAGACAGATTAGTTGTGGAGGTTCTCTTTCTGGAGCGACAACGACTGTTTGGGGTGAAAGCTCGACAAGCTCATACAGACAGATAGCATATATCGAAAACTTGAGTCCGAACGGGGACATCTACCTTGATTTTGGGACGAACGATGCGACAACCACGAGCGGTTTCTTTGTTGGACCTTCCACAAGCACTCAAAATGAACCGAGCTTCCGCGTTATAACCCAACCCACAATGCTTCTTAAAAGGGCGAACTGCGTTGCGACCGTAACCTCAACGCTGAATATCTTTGGGTTCTAGGACGATTAGTAATCGTGGCTACAACATTCACGAACAATTCAAAAAATACTTCAACATTCTCCAATCGATCTAAAAGCACGAAAGTTTGGAGGAATGTACGTATTGAAGAGGTGGCTGACAAGACCTTTCTCGATTCCGTGATTTCTGATGGCACCCTTATACGGGATGTTACTTTTGAAACTGAAGTGGACACGCCATGGACAAATAAATCTAAGAATACCTCGTCGTTTTCCAATAGGACCAAAAATTGATTATGATCAAGCTCATTCTTTTTTACATAGCGACTGTGGTGTTATCTGCCTCGATTGGTTTGACGACTGCTGTGATTTATGTGTCTCAAGGACCCCAAGAGCCAGAGTCGTTTTCTGTGGGAGCAGTAGTGTCTTCAACTGCACTGACAGACACGATGAATCGGTTTCGGATTAATACCAATGATAACTTCACCAGAATAAATGACGAAATAACCTCAAGCACCTTTCCTCTGGGTGCTATATTCAATTTATCCACTACTACCGGAAACTTTATTGTCGCCTCGTCTTCTGGTGGAGGTTGGTTTATAAAAGCAGTTGGAACAGATGGACAGGTGCTTATGGCTTCGAGTACGGCAGCATCCGGTGTAAATTGGGAGACTGCCAGAGATACATTCCTTTCTCGCGGAGTAGATACGCAGTTACTTTTTGGGCTCGTAGGTGGGGGAGCCAGTTCATCTCGGAATATTACATTTAATACCTCAACACTAACTCTAGTTTTAAATGCAACAACAACTATCGGAACTTCTACCGCCGTTACAGGCGCGGTATTAACTGTTGCTACTACTACTAATATCTTGACCGTGCTTGCTAATGGAAATATCGGCATTGGAACATCGAGTCCGCAAACAACATTGGAAGTGGTTGGAGAAATAAGTGCAGCTGATGGTTTAGCAGGTGCTCCGAGTTATACCTTTGGCAGTGAAACCGATATGGGGTTTTATCGTTCTGCCGCTGGAAGACTTACATTTGTTGTTGGAGGTGCTAATCAATTCCATTTTCAAGACACAGGAATTAACCCTGTTGTGGGGGGCGGTCCATTAGTGGATTTTACAATTACTGGAAGTGCCTCTGCTCCAACATATACTTTTGATTCGGATACAAATACAGGAATGTTTAGGGCAGGAGCAGATTTATTGGGATTCACAACTGCTGGCAGTGAAAGAATAATAATAGACTCTTCAGGCAACGTAGGCATCGGGACGAGCACGCCCACGGGATTACTGCACATTATGTCTGGCAATACACAAATTTTCTTCGCAACAAGCACGGGTAGGATTGGTATCGGGACGGCGAGTCCAAGTCAATTATTTGTAGTAAATGATGGTGCAACAGATAGATTCACGGTGGGGGGTGCTGGTTTTGTAGTCATTACTGCCAATACAGGTTCAGATACTTTCAGTATTTCAAATAATGATGCAGGTGCAAACTTATTTGTTATTGAAACAAGTAAATTTCTTATTGATGGAAACGGTAACGTCGGGATTGGAACATCAACTCCCACCCAATTATTCGTTGTTGGAAATAATAATCAATTCACAGTAAGCAGTGCTGGTGCAATAACAGCTGATTCAATTTTCGGCGTGGCATCAACAACCTTACAAGTGGGAGATTTCTCGTTAAGTATTAGCCAACCGTCTTCCACGACCGACGGCGCGTTTCATAAGCATCAGTTCCGTTTTCCTATAACTCTGACGGAGATATGGTGTTTAGATAATGTGGGGACTTCTACAATCAATTTGAATAGACGCTCATCTTCCACGCCAAACACTGTGGGAACGGACATGATAGGCGACTTGGACTGCGGGGAGGCTCGTAGTGCAACGACCACTTTTGCCATTGCAACGTCAAGTATAGATGAAGTTATTAACTTCCAAGTTACGGCTGCGGTTGGTATCGGGTCGACAAGCACCTTAACAATCGGCGGATTTTACACAAAATGAAGAAACTCATCCTAATAATTCTACTCACCGCCCTGCCGAGTTTTGCATACGGCGCAGGAGTTATATTTCGTGATGCCCAATCAACCGTAAATACGACAGCAGACCCCGTTGAGTTTACGCATACGGGAAGTTCAACTTCAACCCTTGGTATTCTTGGGTTTAATGTGGACGCGGCAGCCGATAACCTAGTGGGAGTTCCAACTTGGGGAGGGACTGATATGACCGAGTTGAGTCGGCAGGAACGCATCTCCGCTCCGGGCGAGCGTTTTGTCTATCTTTTCTACATAACAAATCCTCCCACTGGAGCACAGACCATAAGCATAAACTTTTCGGCAAGCGAGCTTGTTCGTGGCTGTGCGGAAACATACACGGCAACGGACACGACTGACGCCATTGATGGCAATGTTACCTCTACTGTAAATACTGCAACCACGATTACGACAACATTCACGACAACTCAAGATGATTCCTATTTATTCAACTGGACAACGGATTATTCTGGCACGCCGTCTGCGGGGACGAACGAAAACGACTCTACGGTTGTTGCCAATCATATCTGCTCGTCATTTGATGGGGGCACGGCTGGTTCACACGCTATGACAACAAACTCTTCTGGGAACACAGAGATGAACGCTGCGATGGGGGCATCTATAATTCCTTCTGTAGCCGTAGCCGCAGAGGAAAGGCGGAGGATGCCGATAATCATATTCGGTGGGATTCTTTTACCAGCCATTGTGTCTGTTATATATCGAAGAAAAAAGAAATGAATAAAAAAGCTATATTCTTCTTAATTAGCCTAGTCGTTCTTACCGTGATGGCTTTTGTGCTTAAAGAAAATCCTGAACCGATTGGAGTGTCCTTGGATAGTCCAAATGTTCTACCGGTTCCTTCCCCTACAAGTAGTCTGGCTGGTGTCGTCTTTTCAGATGACAACTACGATGGCAAGTTTTCTTACTCCTGCTCTGGTCCTGTCGAAAGGAAATCATGTTTGGTTGAGGGCGGATGGATTATCTATAACGCAACTGATAGAAACGGAGCAGATACGTATCTGAAAATAGATGTTTACCGAGGCAAGGACGCGGATTCTGTTCTACAATCGCTTACTTGTGGAACTTCGTGTATAAACGACGCAACAGGAACCACCGTCGTACTTCCCGCTTGTGGAGTAATAGTTAATTCATGTACACACTAAAA